AGACTTGGGCAGAAGACATGTTGTACGAAGCTTGCGACAACCAGTATCTTTCTATAGCAGGATGTGCTTCTTCTGGAAAGTCAGACACTATGGCTTTGTGGGGGATAATTAATTATTTAGCAGATCCCTACAATACTTTGGTTATAGTAACTTCAACTACCTTACGAGAAGCTCGAAGACGTATTTGGAAGTCTATAACAGAGCTTTGGGCTGCGGTACACGGTCTACCGGGTAAAATGGTTCCTTCTTTAGGGCAAATTAAAGGTTTATCGAAAGATGGGGGTTTTTGGGAATCTACAGGCATAGTCCTAGTACCAGCAGAAAAACGAAAAGAAAAAGAAGCTATAGGTAAACTTGTAGGTATTAAACAAAAGCGATTAATCTTAATTGCAGACGAGCTCCCAGAACTACCAGAGTCTTTAGTTCACGCAGCTTATACAAACTTATCTACCAACCCACACTTTCAAATGATTGGTTTAGGAAACCCAAATAGTCATTTCGATGCTTTTGGAGTGTTCAGTAAACCTAAGTTAGGGTGGGGTTCTGTTACCGAGCAGGATAATGAGTGGGAAACTTCTAGAGGTAAATGTATTAGATTTAATGCTGAAGAAAACCCCAATGTATTAGCAGGTAAGAATATATACCCATGGATGCCTGACAGAGAAACTGTAGAGGCTGCAAAAAGAGATTACGGAGCTGATTCTCTTTTGTACTACAGGATGTATAAAGGGTTTTGGTGCCCCGACGGTATAGACAGTGGTGTTTATTCCGAAGCCGATCTAGTTAGAGGGGTTGCGTCGATGCCAGCTAAGTTTGATAAAACTCCGGTTAAAGTAGCCGCTATAGACCCATCATTCACAAACGGAGGAGATAGATCCATAGTATTTTTCGGTTCTTTAGGGGAACAAGACGGCGTACAAGTATTACAATTTGATTCCTACGAGGCTTTAACCGAAAACATTAACGACAGAAAAACACCTCGTTCTGTTCAAATAGCTAGAAAATTTAAAGATATTTGCGTTAAAAACGGTGTATTACCTGAAAACGCAGCTTGTGATGCTACAGGAGCTGGGGGCCCTTTCCACGATATAGTTAGTGTAGAGTGGAGTGATAGAGTGTTACCTGTTAACTTTGCAGGTAAAGCTTCTGATAGACCTGTATCAGCTACGGATAAAACTCCCGGTAATGACAGATATGCTAATAGAATGTCAGAGATATGGTACCAAGGACAAGAACTTTTAAGGTCTCAACAACTTAGAGGGATACCCACTGATTTAGCTAGGGAGATGGTAGGACGTAAATATGAAACAAGCGGATCTAATTTAAAAATTAAAGTAGAGTCTAAAATAGATTATAAAAGCCGCATAGGTAAATCACCCGACATAGCAGATGCAGCCTTTATATTAGTAGACTTATGTAGGTCTAGGCACGGTTTTATGGGTGGGGAAAGGTTTGTTGTAAACAAAGATAGACAAAAAACTTGGTCAGACAAAATGAGATCTTTAGACATAACTGCCGCTTCTAGTAGAACTCTCCTTGATACATAGGGTTCGTCGTGGCAAATTAGTAGATTATTATGGAATCAGGATTTAAAGAACTTTCGGATTTACCTTTAGAAAATTTAAATGATCAAGGTCGAGTACCTAAGTCTAGAATTAAAGATGTTAAATCAGCGACAGAATTATATAGAACTCTTAAAAAGGGGGACGAAGGATCTGCGGTAAATCGAGCTCGAGTCCAAGCTATGTTTGATGGTGTAGCTCCTTATTCAGAAACAGCTTTAAGACAATCTGGCCAAGCCTTTAGGTGTAATTTAAATTTTGGAGAAGCAGAGAAGTTTTTAGAAGCTGCGATGTCTGCTTATGTAGACTTAGTTAATTCTGTTGAAACCCTTGTAAGAGTAGAAACAGCCTTTGGTGACCCTAAACAACGCATTGAATGGAATAGGGTGATGTCGGAAGAGTATTCTTTTCAACTACGTAAGTGGCCTAGGTTTAATTATGAGTATTTAAATTTATGTAACCATTTTGTAGGACACGGAGTAGGTATAAATTATTTTGAAGATGAGAGGTCTTGGTATTGGAGATCATCTGGGCTTGGGGATATTTTAATCCCTAGACAGACTAGAGCCACAGAAGATTCTATAGAAGTTGCCGCAGCTAGAAGGTTTGTTCCGGTAAATGAAATGTATAAATACATTGAAAATCCTGAGGTAGCGGCGGAGTTAGGGTGGAATGTTGCAGAGGTTAAAAAAGCAATTAAACATGCTTCTTCTCAAACAGAATTGGATGATTGGGAAAGACTCCAAAATGAGATTAAAAATAACGACCTATGGACAGGAGCTAAATCTGCTAAAGTAGAGTTAGTACACATGTGGGTACGAGAGTTTAACGGTTCTGTATCTCATTTTATGACTCTCCCCAACGGAGACAACAAAGATTTTTTATATAAAAAGGTAAGTAGGTATAAGAACATTGAAGAGGCTTTTACCTTCTTTACTTATGGTATTGGTACTAATGGCACTTATCACAGCATAAGAGGACTTGGGTACAAGATTTATAGTCACGTTCAAGTCAGCAATAGGATAAGGTCTCAAGCAGTAGACAACGCCATGTTAGCGGGGGCCCCTATGATTCAACCAGATGATGAAAGGGCTTTAGAAAGCTTTGCGTTTAATTATTTTGGGCCTTTCGCTATACTACCCCCTAACATGAAGTATGTGGACAAAGCGTCCCCCAATACTTCCCAAACAATGATGCCAGTACTACAAGACTTAAGTCAGTTAGTGCAAGACAGAGCTGGACAATACTCAGCCGCTAACGTGTTTGGTAAAGGAGATAGAAGGTCTAAGTTTGAAGTAGCCGCACATCTAGAAGAAGCAGCAAAACTAAACGTTACCGCCTTAAACTTGTTCTATAACCCATGGGATAGGTTTCACATGGAAGTTGCTCGAAGGTTTTTCCGAATGGATTATGTTCCTACAGATCCCGGAGGAGAAGCAGTTTTAGAGTTTAGAGAAAGATGTTTCTTACGAGGAGTTCCTTTAGAAGCTTTAGCTGCTATGGACATACGAAAAACTAGAGCGGTTAGAGCTGTAGGAAGTGGAAGCCAAGCTAAAAGATCTGTAAGTCTCCAACAGTTGAATGAACTTGCAGGAGTATTTGATTCTGAAGGAAGACACAATCTTTTCCGAGATCAAGTAGCTTCTCTTGTAGGCCACGAAGCTGCTGACAGATATATACCAGCCAGACCAGACCAAAGAATTCCTGTAGACACTAAGGTAGCTCAACTAGAAAACGAGCACATGCTAGAAGGTAAACAGATAGATGTGTTCCCGAATGAGATACATGTAATTCATTTAGATGTACATGTACCTGCAATCGAAGAGTTATTTATGGCAGTAGAACAAGGTCAAATGGAGTTAGTAGACGCCGCTGTTAAAGCTATGTCTGTATTTGACCACTCTATGAAGCATTTAGAAAATATACAACAAGATCCTACATTAGCGGGACGTGTTAATGAGTTTAATAGTAGGTTACAGCAAGTATCTGAATTGATAATTAATGGGCAACGTCAATTAGCTAAGATGCAAAGAGAAGCAGAGGATTTACCAGAGGAAGTCGAAGGCCAAGGAAACCCAGAAGAAACAGGAAATGCTGTAGACGCTCAAGAAAAATTAATTGAACACCGATTAAAACTTCAAATGATGCAAGAAAAGCATGAAATGGAGATGATGATAAAGCTTCAAAAAGCAGAACAAGAACGTCAATTAGGAGACGCCAAAACAGCATCTAGTATTAGGGATATAGTATAAATAACTTGTTGATCTCTTTGAGATCTGTATTAAATGTGTAGTTAATGGAAAAAACTCTAGATAGATGGAGAAAAGATTCACACGCACGTTATAAATGGCAGGAATTTTTATCTACTCCTGAGTTTGACCAAGGTATTAAAGTTTTAGAGTCTCAAGCAGTCCCTATTGTTATTATGGGCGAGTCTATAGAACAAACCGCTAAAAGACAATGTTTTCAGGCTGGTTTTCATGCAGCTATTGCTTTAATTGAAAAATTACCTGAAATACACTACAAAAAAGTTCAAGAACAACTTCCCGAATGGGATCATATAAATACAGAAGATAATGAGTGAAGAAACCGCAGTAGCTGAACAACCCCAAGAACAAGCTCCTATACAAGAAGGCATAACAGATACCCCTGAAGTTAATGAGAGTAATCCAAACACATCAGAAGAAACTTCTGGTGAAGGCATGGATTTTTTAGATTTTATAGCAGACCAAGCTGAACCTAAGGCTGAAGAATCAGAGACTGCGCCTGAGTTCGACGTAGCAGATGAACCTGAACCTGAACTAACCCCTACCTCCGAAGAATCAGATGAATCTCCCAAACCGGAAGAAGAACAAGATTATTTAGATAGTTTTGTATCAGATTTTCCCGATGCAGATAGTTTATCTGATACTCTAGATGATAAAGCTGTAGCAAAATGGGGGGAACTTCGTAGGGAATTAGCTGAAGCTCGTTCAAAAGCAACTAATTTAGAAGACAAAATTGATACTAATGAAACTCCGGCGTTAGTACCAGAATTAGAAAAGCAGCTTCAAGACGCTTCAGATAGGATAACTGAGTATGAAAACGAGTTAGCTGTAGCTAGGGTAGAGCAGTCTACTGAGTATAAACAAACTGTTACAGAACCTCTTAACAATATTATGTCTGCTGCCGAAGCTTTAGCTGAGCGTACGGGAGTAGATGTAAATGAAGTTTTTGCTGTATTTTCAGAGGTAAATATAGAAAGACAGAATAATACTCTGGAGAGAATCACCGAAGAAATGGGTGATAGGGATAAAATGATGCTTTATCGCATGGTAGATGACTCTGCGGCTATTTTTGACCGAGACGCTATGCTTAAAGATAGAGCAGCAGAAGCTTCAGTAGAGTTAGATAGGTATAATGAATCTTTAGAAAAAGAGGCTTTAGAAGAGTACACAATAGAAACTAGAGCTGCTGTAAACAAGGTGTATGATAAATTTGAAAGCGTTATCCCTGATTTAGAAGGAGTTGATTTAGGTGATTTACGGAATAAAACTTTAGACAGTGACTACGTTTCTTTGGATTCAGACCATCAAGCGTACGCACTTTCTGCGGGAAATCTTTTACCTAGTGTTGTAAAAGCGATCAGAGTGAAAGACCAAAAAATAGCTTCTTTAGAGAAACAATTATCAACATACCAAAACTCAACACCCAAAGCCGCCCAAGCTGGAGGATCTGTATCAGAACCCGCACAGTCTCCTGAAGACGATAACTTAGGATTTTTTGAGGCTATAAGTAAACTTACTCAATAATATATTTTTGCATTTTAAAAATATGTGAGTTATACTTTCTCTGGAACCACAGATTCCGTAATTTCTGTACACATAATTTGAGCTAGGCGTGTTAGCGTCATCTCCTCGGCTCAGGGAGAGTTAATCGGGTACAATAACCTATATGGATTATTGTGTTCACTTTTTTAAATTAACCGCCCTGAGGAGGGCATTATTAACAAGATGGCTAAATCAACACAAACAGCTACCGTAGGTCAGTCCGGGGGTACTTTTAGTCCCGCTCTTTCTCTTACCGACATGTTGGTAAAGGAATCCGGTAGAATATCAGGCGATATTTATCGCAAAACAATAGACACGTCCCCGTGGCTCAAGCTCGTAAAACAAGACACTTGGCCAGACGAGATGGGAGATACCTTAAGTGTTCTTACGTACGAGAGATCACTCGCAAAGAAGACAGATGGTGGTACTTTAGGACAAGAGTGGGAAAATGTTAAAAGTAACGACGCAAACAAATATGCGATCCCAAACGCCACTAAAGTTACTCCAGCAACTTCAACCAATACATACAGCCTAGCGCACACAGCTATTGAATCAGCTCCAATTATTGTAAACGACCTTCGTTTTTCATATAATTTCCGTGAGCAGTTAAGAGCTATTTACGACAACCTCGTAGAAAACGTGTCTTGGGCTTGGAAAGAGCGTTATCGTGACCAGTATTATGCACTTTGTAAGCATAATATTATTGCTGGTTTTACCACAGCAGGGGTTACAGATGGATCTCTTGCCGAGGATACTACCGCAGGTACTTTCCCCACAGTTATGAGTGGCAGTGCTATCGATGAAGCTGGAGTTGGTGTTATTTCTAATGGCATTATGAACCAGACTTACATGCGTATGCTTCGTGATGGAGCTGGACAGAACCCAATGGGCCGTTCTAACGGACGTCCTGTATTCACAGCTATTATGAGTGCAGAGGCTTCTGAGAAACTTATCACAGAGTCAGACACTCGTACTGACTACAGAGAAAGTGATCAGGTAAACGAGCTTCTTAAGCCACTTGGAGTAGAGAGATCTCATAGAGGTTTCTACCATTTAATCGATCCGTTTCCAAAGCGTTGGAATTATGGTAGCTCTACTTGGACTGAGCAAGCTCCTTACGATGCTAACGGTGCTATTAATTCAGCTTACGAAACTGCTGAATACGAAGACGTCATTATCTTCCACCAAGATGTGATGGAATCACTTGTTCCAAGACCTATTGGTTCTGCTGGATCAGGAACTTCGTTTAGCCCACAGTCTTATCGTGGTAAGTTCAACTTCTTGAATATTCAAGATCGTAACGAAAACCCAGATAACACTTGGGGTTACTTTAGAGGGATTCTCTCTAACACCGCCAAGCCGATTAAGCCTCAGTTTGCTTACATTATTCGTTGTAAACGTGCCTTTGGAACAGGGTCATTGTTGAACAATGATGGTGGTGCAATCAACGCCGACATCGTCGCTTAAGGTAATTAAAGCTTAAACAAAGCGAATATCACATATACCCGCAGCCTCTAGGGGTTGCGGGTATATTTTTGTTTTAATGCCTTAAGTGTGGTAAATTCTAAGAATTCAACAACTATTTAAACATGGCTAATATTCAGTTAAAAAGGGGACAAAAAACTACGGTAGACGTTACTTATATACTTTCAGGGCAGACAAACGCATTTAATTTTACTTCACAGACTTATTATACCGCAAAACTGTATATTAGAAGAAAGACTGGAGACTCTTATGGAGGTATCCTTGTAGACACTTTGACCACTACCGGACAAGCTACAGACCATAATTCAATAGATAATGGATCAGGAGGTCAGGGAGGTAACGGCAGAATTACTTTCGTTAACCCGGGAAATACTGCGACTAAAAATATTCAACTTCATTGGAATACTGCTCAGTCTACTGCACTCCCAAACGAAACAGTCACTGTTTACGGAGACTTAAAGATTTTTGGAGAGTCTTCAGATTACACACAATGTATCCACTCTATAAGATTAACCTTTGATATCGTACAAGAGATTACTTCCTAGTAATGGCTAATGATTCAATT